CTTGATACCTAACTCATCTTCTGTGATAACTTTGAATTCAATTCTTCTATCTAAACAAAACTCTTGTGCTGCTTTCCATTTAGCTTGGTTGACAGCATAAGTTGTAAGTTCATACAGATATGATTTAGTTACTCTGGATTTTTTCTTTGGTGGCTTAGTTTGCTTCTTTGGTTTGACTTCAACCACATAAGTTTTAACTTTACCATTACTTTCTTTTACTTTCATAAGAAAGTCTGGATAGTATCTATGTGGTCTATGATCTACAGGAGATAGGTATGGAATACTTATCTCTTCAGATGCCCATGCTATAATATTCTCATTCAGATCACAGTATCTACAGAACTTACGCTCCCAACTACTACGACATATTATATTATTTGGATTGCCTTGATATTTTTGAGGGTACTTTGGTTTGTACTTACTCTTAATACTTTCAGCCATCTCTTATACATAATATATAATCTAAAATATTTATAGATGGCGGGAGCACGACCACAAAAATTAAGAGTTACTGATATAAAATCAAGGTTACTTAATGTTGCTCTATCTTCTCAATATCTTTTAACTCTATCCATACCAGCAGCAGTAAGATCTAAGGTATCAGATCTAAGTAATTTGGATTTGGATAATATTGCTTTGTCTTGTTCAGAAGCAAACCTACCAGGTTCTTCACTAGCTACTCATGATGTCACTAATGATTATCAGGGTGTGACTGAGAAGATGGCTTATAGAAGAATCTATGATGATGTGTTAGGGTTGACATTCTATGTTGATAGAAACTATAATGTAATTAAACTATTTGAAAGATGGATTGATTATATAAGTGGTATTACAGATACTGAAAGATTTAAAAGTCCATTCACAAATCAAAGAGTTTCTTATCCTAAAACATATAAGAGAGATATATTCTTGAGTAAGTTTGAGAGGGATCATTTTTCAGATGAATCCACTATCCCTAAGGTAACTTTTGATTATACCTTCATTCAAGCTTTCCCCAGAGATATAACTGCTATTCCTCTTTCTTATGAACAAGGACAAATTTTAAAATGCAATGTATCCTTCTCATTCATAAGGTATGTTGTGGAGGACAAAAGAGAAACTCTTGCTGGTACTCTCTAAATAAACTACACCATAAAATATTATGCCATTACCAACCATTGCTACACCAACTTATGAACTTGAGTTGCCATCTACAGGAAAGAAAGTAAAGTATAGACCTTTTTTAGTTAAGGAGGAGAAGTTACTTGTCCTTGCATTAGAGTCTGAGGATACAAAACAAATTGGCACTGCCATTAGAGCAGTTCTAAAAAATTGTATTCAAACTAGAGGTGTAAAGGTAGACTCTTTACCTACCTTTGATATAGAATATTTGTTTTTAAATATTAGAGGCAAGTCTGTAGGAGAGGAGATTGAAGTTAATCTTATAGCACCTGATGATGGAGAAACTCAAGTTCCAGTGACTATTAATATAGATGATATTAAAATTCAAAAGGATGAGAAGCATACTAATAAGATTAAAATAGATGATAACTTGATGATGGAGATGAAGTATCCATCTCTAGATGAGTTTGTCAAAAATAATTTTGATTTTGAAGAGAAGATTGGTATGGATCAATCATTTGATTTGATAGCATCCTGTATTGATAAAATTTATAATGAAGAGGAAGTGTGGGCTGCATCTGATTGTACTAAGAAAGAGGTGAAAGATTTCTTAGAGCAAATGAACAGTTTGCAGTTTAAAGAAATTGAAACTTTCTTTACTACAATGCCTAAGTTATCTCACAATGTAACTATCAAAAATCCTAAAACTGAAGTTGAAAGCACTGTGGTATTAGAAGGGTTATCATCTTTTTTCGCATAGGTATGGTGCATATGGATCTAGAGAACTATTATAAACTTAATTTCTCCTTGATGCAGTACCATAAATATTCATTAACTGAGATTGAAAATTTAATTCCTTGGGAGAGGGATATATATGTTGGGTTACTTCAACAATATCTAGAGGATGAAAGGTTAAGACAACAACAATCCAGTAGTTAATGGCTCCAGCAACCACCAGTCCAGTTAAAATACTTACAGACTTAGGATATGAAGTCTGGGAGATGGAGACTGACGCTGATATGCTCAGAGCTTTAGTAGAAGCAATCAATACTTTAACTATTACTAATCCCAGTGATGGTAGGATTCCCATATTACAAAGTGCAGTAATAGAAATAAGAAAAGGAAGAAGAGCTGCATCTCCTAGTAAGGGGATGAAGGTTACTGAGAAGAGAAAAACTTTAAAGGGAAGTAACTTTATTCCTAGAGCAAAACCTGCTCCAAAACCTAAGGTAAGTCCAGTAGCAATGTTACCTCCAGCACAAGAGGAGGAGAGTAATCAATCTATATTTGCTGGATTGCTGAATGGATTGAAAGGTATAGCATCACTACTCAAAAATATATCAGCATTATTAGGAATACAATTCATATTTAAAAAGGCACTTGCTGCCAGAAGACGTAGACTAGATGCCATTGAAGCAAAGAAAAAAAGAGAACAAGAATTGGAAGGTGATGATGAAGCTGGTCTGGGTAAAAAAATTAGGGATACAATTACTAAACCAATAAAATCTTTCTGGGATACCTTATTAAATTTTTTCAAGAACATCATATTAGGGTCAGCAGTCTTAGGATTCTATAAGTGGATGAAAGATCCTAAGAATCAGGAGACTATCAAAGGTATTTCTGATTGGTTAGAGAAGAATGGTGAGGGTGTATTAAAAGGTATATTAGCGATATTAACTTTGGGTATTGGATTTAGAGTTTATAGACTTGTTAGTAGGATTGGTAAAGCTGCTTTTAAAATATCAAAGATTGTAGGTAGAGTTACTAAGACTGTCCTTCAAAAACTTCTTGAGAGATTTGGTAAAAGAGCTTTACAAACAAGTGGAGGAGCTGTTGCTTATGAAGTGAATAGAAAAGCTCTTAATACAGCTGTTACTAAACTTGCAAATCAAATTTTCATGAGTAGTGGGGGACAAATTCCCATTGATGATGCCTTTAAGATGGCACGAAAACAACTTGGAGTGAAACAACCACTTAGTCGTATTATTGCTCAAAGATATGATTCATTAATAGGTCTTCGTGATAAAGGAATTAGATCTATAAAAGGTGGTATTGATACTATTAGAAATGTTCCATCTTCTGTTAGTAAAATTCTTACAAGAGCAAGAGGTATTGCAAATCCTAATTTTGGTAAGCTTGCATCAAGAACAAAACCTCCAGTTACATCAGTGCCAGTTAATGTTTTTAAAAAAGCAGACACTGGTTTAGATTTATTATCAAAGAGTGATCCTAAATTAGCAAAATTAATTGCAGAGGGTTTAAAGAAAACTACATTAGATCCATTAAGGGGAGTTGCAAAACCAAGAAATATTTTAGGTCAGTCAAGTGAGATGATATTAGATGCTATTCCTACTGAGTCTTTTCCTAAAGTGGGAGAGAAACTTTTGAAGGAGGGTGGAGAGAAAGTTGCCAGTAAAGGTGCTGTAAAATTTGGATTGAAAACTTTAATTAAAGGACTTCCTATTCTTGGAACTTATTTAGATACTGCTGCTATGATAGAGGAAATAAAGAAAGGTAATTATACTGCTGCTGGATTTTTTGGTGTAGGTGCAATCACTAGTTTATTACCAGGTGCTCAGGGTATTTCACTTGGAGCTAGTCTTAGTGGCATAGCAGCTTCAGCTATTGAAGATAAAATGAAAGAAAGTCCAGATCTTTCTATGAATAAGAAGAAAAAAGAAGTTAATGTTGTGGTTGTTCCTAGTAAATCTGGAGGTAGTTCATCCAATCCATCAGGAGGAACCAGTGAAATAAGTTCAGTTCCTTCAACAGATCCTCAAAATCCTTATCAAGAACTTTCAAAATTTGCATATAATATTAAGGGGGCAGAATGATTTTACCACTTCTCTCTACAGGTCTTAAAATATTTCAAGCAACCAGAAAGAAAGCATCTTCTGGATCTGATGCAGCGACTAGCATTACTGGTAGACAAACCAGTGTGAAAGGTAAGAGTGTTGCTAAACCTAAATCAATTATCAAGGCAA